TTGACAGCAGGAGGAGAAGTGTCCTCAAGACGATGGAGGAGTCGAGGAACGATGTCGGTTTGAAGCCGTATCAGATACCCAAGAACCCGATCATCGACCCCAAGCAGGGATTCTCCGATCCTGATGGGGTTTATCCGCTCATCTCACGGATGGGGGAGGCGGACACGAACAGGCTTGCGAGGAACGAGCAGGTCGAGAACACCATCGTCGCCAAGAAGAGGAAGAGTCTTGAGTCGTGCGCCACGGCTCTCTACGGCTTCTGGAGGGAACCCGAGACGGCGTATGCTGCGAAGTACCCGTTCAACAATGTCTACGAGTCACAGGCGGGTCACATCGTCGAGTACGACGACACTCCAGGTGCGGAGAGGATGCATTGGTACCATTGCTCGGGGACATTCACGGAGATCCACCCGAGGGGCAGCGAGGTGAGGAAGGTCGTCGGCAACTCGTGGGACATCACGATGAACGACAAGATGATCCTCGTGAAGGGGAACGCATCCTTCAACACCAATCAGACCCTCAAGGTGATGATGGGCAAGGAGTTGGAGATAGAGGTGGTGGGGGATGCGAAGATGCTCGTGGGTGGAAACATGACCGTTGATGTCAAGGGCAACTTCCTACAGAAGGTAGGCGGAACCTACACGCTTGCGAGCGACAAGAACATGGTCATAGTCGCACCGAGGATCGATCTGAACCCCGAGGGCGAGAACGCTTCGAGAATAAGCACATTCCTCGACAAGATGCGTGGTTTCGTCAACTCCATGATCGGCACGATCAGTCCGTCCGACATCAAGGTCAAGTCGAAGGAGCCGCCTCCAGCGGGAAGGTGACCTATGTCTTTCTCTAAGGTTCAGTACACGGTTCCTGTCGCATCCTCCGCTCCCTCAAGGAGCAAGCAGGGATATGTCTACACGACCGAGGACATCTCGACCTACGGCACGGACCAAGAGAGGAAGATAGAGGAGTATGCTAGTCTCGGTATGAACAAGCCGATGGTGGTTGCCAACGAGGCGATCAGCATTGAGGAGAGTCCTAGGGTGGTTGCCAACGAGGCGATCAGCATACAGGGGATGGTCGTGGTTCCCGCAGCGACGAACTACTCGGAATCCAAGAAGTCGCTGAACGAGATATCGACGGTGAGGGGGGAGTTGGCGAGCGTCCCCGAGATCGACATCTGCGGGTTTATGAGCAGCCTTCCCGACCTCGACCTAGGTTTTCCCGACTTGGATTCCATTCTTCCGACCATGGAAGATATCGTTGCCAAGATAAACGGACTCACCCTCTCCGCCGTCACGGTGGTTACGAACGCTGTCAACGATATCGTCGGTCAGGTTCAGGACACGGTCGCCGACATCGGTGAGGCTGTGGGTTCGGGAATACCAAAGGTGACCTGCGGCAAGAAGCCGCCCGTGACCGAGGAGCCTGTGGGAATGGATGAGATCGGGGCTGCGTTCGCCCCGCCTTCGGTGGAGCAACCTGTGACGGTGGAGCCGCCCCTATACGGAACTGACCCTGTCATAGTCATAGAGTCGCCCGAAGTGACCGTGCAGTCGCTCGACAATCAGATCGACTTAGGGGAGTTCTGATGGCATCGATGGTTGGTATCCAACCGATAGAGTTCTACTACCCCGACCGTGACTTCGGGGAGTTGAACATCGTGGATCAGAACCCGAGGGCGGTGACCACTTCAGAGCCTATCCAATGGAATTCCAATGCTCTCCTCAACAGGCTCAAGGGTAGGAATTCAGCCAAGACGACCATCTACGAGCAACTCAAGTTCCTCGACGAGGGCGAGACGAGCGAGTGTGCGGTGACGATGTTCATCAAGGCATCGTTTTCTAGGAGTATGAGCGGGTTTGGCATATTTGGGTGGTCGTCGGCATCTACTGGACAGGTGAAGTACGCCATAGTCGGGGGCAAGTTCCCCCCGAGCCTCACGCTCAACATCGACACGGGACGAATGTACGGGAGGATGGACGATCTCGACGAGATATTTGCACAGGACTTCGGCGACATTCCAAACGACATACCCGAGGATCCGTCCGACATTGAGGCTGCGGAGATGTTCGGCTTCGACTACGGGATACAGGGACCGAGAAGGTACACGGAGAGCAACTATGGCACATTCGGTTTGGCGAAGTTGCGGCAGGGGGGTTTCGGAGGAACGAAGGATGTCGTCTTCACGGCGAGGGCTTTCGACTCGCTGTCACCGACAACCGACTACATCGACGGGGTGTTCACCATTCAGGTGATGAGCAACTGGTCAACCAACCGAGATCGGTTCATCCTAAATATCAGGAATCAGTTCTTCGTGGACGGCAAGCCCGTGACCAACGAGGACTACCTCATGGTTATGAAGCAACGGGAATTCTTCAAGGACACCTGCCCACGCAGGTGAAGGGGGTGGCTGATGGCTGCGGCACACAGGAAGTCTGACATCTGCACGGGACATGGGTGCTTTCCTCCGAGGAGGAACATCGACGGCTCGGGGAATGTGTTTGTGAACAGCCTCGGATGGCACCGCAAGGGTGACGGTTGGGCTACGCATTGCTGCGGAGACAACTGCCACACGAGCAAGACGGCGTTGGGTTCGTCCTCGGTCTTCGTCAACAGCACAGAGGCGGCTAGAGTGGGGGATCCCGTCCATTGTGGGTCTGCATGCGCACAGGGAAGCGAGAATGTCTACTGTGGAGGCTGACTTCTCTTCCTTCTCAAAATGGTTCGAGTTGGGAATCGGTCTTTCGGGACTGATCGGCGGCTTGATTGCGGGCATGGCGATCATGTGGCAGAAGTCGAAGTCCGACGAGAAGAAGGCGGTTGAGGAGGGATCCATCAACTGCAAGAACAACTCGTTCCAAGCCAAGCACACGATTGTCCATGAGACATTGACCGCCCTTCGGATCAAGACTGGCGCACACAGGGCGAGGATTGGGCACTTCCACAACGGAGGCAAGTTCCTCGACGGAACCCCGATGAAGAAGTTCAGCATCACCCACGAGTCGTGCGACAGGGGCATCCCATATGACGGAGCGAACTTTCAGAACATCCTTGTCACGATGTTTTGGGACTTGGTGGAGTCCATGCGTCTCGGGGATCCGAGGCTGAATTGGGCGATGGACATGAAGGACGGCTACTTCCGCTCCTACATCAACTCCAACGGCATCTCCGCCTACTCCATCCTTCCCATCAAGCGTGGCGATCTGTTCGTGGGTTTCATCATCCTTGAATGGTTTGATGCGGAGAAGACACCGTCAAAGGCAACACCCTTGGAGGACATCTTCACGCAGTCGAGGGACTACATTGAACTTGAACTTGCGTTGAGGTGATACATGGCGAAGATTCCGAACACCTCCATCGACCTTGACATCAACTTCGACCGCAATCCGTTGTCGGGAGATGTTGCACTCCGTAAGGATGAGGAGGCGATCAAGCGTTCGATCAGAAACCTCATCCTTCTGCGAGGGAATGAGAAGCCTTTCCATCCCGAGATCAACTCGGGGATACAGGACATGCTCTTTGAACTCATAGATCCCATCACGGTCGTGGAGGCTAAGAAGAGGATCTCCGACATGATAAGAAACTACGAGCCTCGGGTGGCGAGTGCCGTGGTGGATGTCGCCGATGTCATAGACAGGAACGAGATCCGCATAAGCATAAGGTTCACTATCAAGAATGTGCAGAGGGTCTTCTCGACCACAATTGCACTAGCGAGGCTCCGATGAGAAACACTTCAAATACTCCAATTGATACGCTCGGCTTCGATGAGATCAAGAACAACCTGAAGGAGTTCCTTCGTGGTCAGGAGCAGTTCAAGGACTACGACTTCGAGGGTTCCGCACTCTCCGTCATCCTAGACCTCCTCGCATACAACACTCACTATCAGGCGTTCTATGCGAACATGGTGGCAAGCGAGTCCTTCCTCGACTCGGCGGTCTTGCGCCAGTCGGTGGTCAGCCTCGCCAAGCACCTCAACTACACACCGAGGAGCAAGAAGGCGGCTCGGCTCCTTGTGGATGTGATTATGACTCCTGGGCAGATAGGCAATTCCTTCACGGACAGCGTCATACAGGGCAAGCAGTACATCGAAAGGGGCACGATCTTCCGAGGCAAGGACATGGAAGGCAAGAGTGTCAACTTCGTCACCCTCGACACCTACAAGGCGGTGAGGCGTGACGGCGAGAACATCGTGCAGGATGTCACCATCCATCAGGGCTACCTGAAGTCCATCTCCTTCGTCGCCAACACGCAGGGGGGCACGGAGGCGACATTCACCATCCCCGACAAGAACATCGACATCGACACGATCTCCGTGTTTGTGCAGAGGTCGCAGACCGACAGCA